CATTACAGACACAGCCGCCACTTTCATGCCCATGTCGTACATGGTTTTAGCATTCTTTAAGCGAAGGCAGTTCTCTTCCGTAAAGACCTTGCCTACGGATATTCCAAGAATTTGGGTTTGGACTGCGCCAGATACGCCAATCGTGCAAAGGTCGCCCGTCCCCGTGCTGATCTGCGGAGAGATTGCAGAAGGCGGGGGGCTGCGAACCGTGGTATCCATCGTACCAGAGGAAGTGACATTGCTGTCACTATACACTGTGTCAGCAGCCTGTGCGGCGCCCCCCAATAACAATAACAATATTACAATTAAACGGATCATTTTAGTTCCATTTAATTAACACTCCCAGTATCCGCCGCCCTTTGTGGCAGCGCCCATGCCGCGTACCGTGCCGCGCTTCATACCAGAATGAGCTTCATAGGAATTAGTGACCGGAATCTTAAATTCAGCAGTCTTGCCATAAGGAATACGACCCTGCTTATCAATCTGAGCATAAGGAACCGCCTTCGGTGATGGACCCGCAGGGGCCCCGTTTACTCTTACTTTTGCCATTATCTGGGTCCTTTTTGCGAGGTTTGTTTCTTTTTGACTGCTCTAGATTCTCTACCAATAGCCGTCGCGAGAGAACGCGGTTCTTCCGCAGGCACAGCTTTCTTTTTTCGAGGTTTTGAAGGAGTAGCCAAGGCTCGGCCTTCCGCAGCAATTGTTTGCTCAAGCTTGCGTTTTCGGGAACTGCCGTCCTCCGCCAAAGTAGCGTCAACATAGGCTTGTAGGGGTTTGTAATTAGTAATATCTGCCATTTTATTGTCCTCTCTGTTTTAACAATTCGCGCTGCATTGCGCTATCAATCCGCTTGTCCGTCTGAGCCTCTTGACTCGCAAGACGTTGCTGGAACTGCTGACCACGCATCTGTTGATTCTGAGCGTCAAGCTGCAACTTCGCCTGATCCACTTGTGAATCCGCCTGCTCCGACTGAGCCTTGATCTCCAGTTCCTTCTCCTTCAGTTGTATCAAAGGATCCGGACCCTGACCAGATAATTGTCCAGACAACTCTTTTACCTGCTGCATACCCTGCGCAACCAACTGAGCAACCATAGCCTGATACTGCATCTCCATCTGAGACTCGTCACCACCCTGAGCTTGCTGCATCTGAGACATAGCCTGCTCTTCAGCCTGAATCTTAACATGCTCCAAAATGTGCTTCTGTAAAGACAAAGCAGCAGGTGGCATCTGTGAAACCATCGGACTAGAACCAAATACCAAGTGAGCCGTAATGTGAGACTGATGATCCTGACCAGTAAACGCATGTAAACGCATCTGGTCTAACACATTGATGTTCTCTTGAGCAGGATCCGTAGGCCGCGGATCGCTGTCCGGTAAAGATTGCATCAATCTATCAACATCGTTCACACCTAAAGCCTCGTACATGTCACGGTAAACTTCGTGCATGTTGTGTATCTCAGGAGCCTGTGTCGCTAACTGTAGCTTAGTCTGAGCCAAAGCAATCCGCTGGGCCTGACTAAAGACATTCGGATTGGAAACAGGAACAACATCTACACGGCCGTCAAAATCAGACGCCATGACAGAAGCATCGTCGCCCGCAACCGAATAAGGATACTCTTGAGGTAAACTTTCCGACATTACACGAGCAAGTATCTTAAACTCTAAACGCATGGCATAATGAAGACGCTTGTGTACCGCGCTCATTACACGGGAACCCTGCTCCAACATAGCAATAGTAGTGCCAACAGCAGCACTCTGATCGCCGTCGCCAACCTGCATGTTCGTAATCGTTGCAAAACGCTGACCAGCATCCACAACAAAACCTAACAAATTAAATAATGTCTGATCCGGTCCCTTGAACGGTAAAGGCATCAAACTATCACGAATAGCACCCCCCGGAGCGTCAACATCCCTGAATTCACCCGGCTGTAAAGGGTCCTCGTCATCCCTGATCCGCAGTCCGCGGGCCTTGAATCCCGCTGGGAGATTCGACAACGTACCCGCATCAATCAACTGACGTAGAGAAGAAGTAGCAGAACGAGCCAAACCGCCAATAGTATGGATTAAACCAAGCCCGTAAAACCCAAACCCCGGCAGAAACTTGTAATGTACAAAATAACTGATCTTCTTTTTCTTTTCGTCATCTTCCGCATAGTTGCGGCGGATCGACAGTATTTGGCCGTTGTCCTGAGAAATAGTTACAATGTAAGGGATCTTAATACCCGTAAACTCACCATCTTCCCCAACATCCTCGTAACCCTCAAGATCCAAATCAACATGGCACTCTAACAAAGTGCAGTCATAATCAACCTGATTCGGCTCAAAACCCTCAATGCGGTCAAGCTCACCACGAATACCCGTAACCTCCTCCTGAGAAGGAATTACGTCTATGTCAAGATATACGCCAGAAACCTGCTTCTTGCGCAAATCGTTCAAATCCATACGCACAACCTGCGTAATATTAGGACAAGTGTCTAAATCAGAAGTGTCGTAAGGAACTACAAGATTCTCCGCAGGAACAAACTTGCTGATCGCACGGTCCATAGTCTCATCGTAATA